CCATTTTTTATACAACCTTTCTTCCGCCTGAAATGCTTCAATTTCCCATGGTCGTTTATGATAAGGCACCGAATCATGGTCTAATTTGCGTGATAACCATTTGGTGCCACGCTCATCAATCTCACCGTATGCAAATTGTTTTACATGGGTCATTTCGTGTGCCAAAGTTTTAAGTGTTTGTTTCTCTGACATATCACGATTTATTTCTAATATAAATTCTCTTGGTTTATTTTTACTATTATACCCATCTACTTCAGTAAATCCACAAACAGGTAGATTTTTTATAAACCTTAGATTTATAATTATATACGATTTTAGTTGTGGTGTCAATAGTTGACTGGCAAAAAACTCTAAAGCTGATGCTTGAGTTTTATTGTGTTTGCCGTAAAGAATCATTAAATAACTCAGTAATAATTTTATTCATAAAATATATGATAACACAGGTGGAAAAAAATTGAGGCAATAATTACAGATTAATTTCTTGCTCGGCGTCTAATTCTAAGATGTAATTGATGAAAAGACAGGCATTATCCTCATTGTCGAAATATCGAATAATTGCCTGTCCTGTGTATTGAGAAACAAATATAATTAAAAAGTTGGTTCCATCAAAAATGGAAAACTTGATAATCCAACCGTTTTTAGCGATTGGATGCCATGATTTAGTTTTTTGCGCTATTTTTATATAGCGATTTAACCGTGCTTGTTTTGATGAATTCTTTTGCATACTCCCTTTATGTATGCAATTTAAAACTTCTATTTTTGGGGTGGTAAACCGTTAACCCAATCCCAATCTTCATCGGTCATAGGTATCCAGTTATTCACCTGCATTTCTCGTATTCTTTCATAATTTCAACTGCTTTTTTATGGTCACCCATACGAGCATGCATTGAAGCTGCACGAGCATAACCAATACCTTTAAAGAAAAGATATACTGAGCGTAAGAATTTTTTCATTATTTCTTTACCGCAAATTTTTCTACTTGCTCTGTAAATTGGTTGTAAACTTTGCTTGAAATTTTAGCCATTTCTTTAGCAAAAATAGTTTGAGCATCAACAAAAGCTTGTAGTGGTTCACGAGCTGTTTTATCTGTGATAACGGTGTTGATGAATTGAGTTTTTGCACCTTGAACGGTGTCGATAAATGAATTTGCGTATGATAGCATGGTAAATCTCCTTTAGACGATTAAAATATAAAAATCGTAGTCTTAATTTAAGCACTACATCTTTATTTAGTATCCATTATACTGCATTGCAACATAAATTGAGGCAAATGTGTTATATTTTTACCAGGTGATTATGATTTTGTACCATCCAATAGCATAAGTATTGGTGTTCCGCTTTGATAATAAAGCTAAGGCTTAATTAAGTGGTTCTTCCGAATTCTGCAAGACACCCACTCATTATAGTATGATTCATGCATTAAAGCATGACGATTGAATATCTCCCAAGTTTCCCAATAACTACACTCACTACGGGTTTTACATAAATGCAAGACCTCTCTAGTATATTCACTAGTTCCATTTTTATTTACTTCTTCTTGTAGTTTTTTATTGCTTCCCCAATATTCTTGCCAATCTGATTTGACTCGGCTGCGTTTCTTTTTGCCTTTTACTTGTCTTGTTTTGGCTTTGGTGAAGAATTTTTTGCCAATGTATTTTTGGCCAGTTTTATTATGTGTGATAAGATAGACGAAGCCAAAAGCATCACCTATATCATCTTCTGTAAACTCCGATGGTGTATTATGAAAGTGCCAGGTCATTCATCTTCATCTTCAACATTATCCATACCATCTAATATATATTCACCGCAAAATGGACAATTTTGTGGATCTGATTCTGTTTGTTCTTCGTTATATTTCAATGTAAATTCAGAACTACATTCATTACAAATATGGTGTAATGTAGCCATATAATCTCCTAATTAAAAATTTCTCTTTTTAAATCCATTACCATTGTAATTCGCCAATCATTTGTATAATTCCAACCATAATGCTCTACATTTCCATCAAATATTGTTATATCTCCATTTTTATTTGTGAAAATTGTATCTCCAATGTTAAAAGCACATAATTTATCATCCGAACTTGGAATATCAATTGAAAAAACACATTGATATAATTTTTTACCAAAACCGTCTAATATTTTAATATCTCCATTTTCATCAATTGAAACCAAATCAGTATCAGTATGTTTTGGTAAAGTTGTTTTTGGAGCAATAAAATTAAAAAAACATTGAAAACAATCTAATCCATTTTTAATTTTATTTTGAATGAAATCAAATTCTTTAAAGGGAGTGTTGATGCCTTTATCGTGATACACACTCAATGACCACATTCCCCCACCTTCAGCATTGTCCCATTTGGACATTCTTTCATTATCTTTATATTTCTCATAATATATTTTATTACTATTTTCTAATAAAAAATCTCTTATATTTTCTAAATCATTGAAATATTTGCAATCTTTATAATCAATGAATAATTTTTCTTTTGTTTCCATGTCTTACAATATCCAATGTTAAACAATGTATACCAGATTCCCAAAATAATCCATGGCGTATTGGGCATACAATACAATTTATGTTCATATTTTCCATGATTTTAAATAATTTTGGTTGCACATTTGAAAATATAATATTGTGTGAATCGACAACTAAAACATTTGTATCGAAACATACTTCTTGTATATATCCTCGCCATTCTGTTAGCCAATTTTGTAACCAATCAAAAGAATATCGGCCACCTTTATTCTCATAATTTTGACCAATCTGAACTAAAACTTCATATGGTATCTTTTGCACAATGTTATCTAATTCAATGACATTTTTATTTTCTAAAACATTTGGTAACCAATCAGATAAAGAGAAAACTGTATCATCATTAGACATAAAAAAACCATGATCGATATGGCCAAAAGAATCACAATGTGTCCCTTTGTTTTCAAATATTTCACATTCTATATTTCTTTTTATCCAATCATAACCTAAAGAGTTACCTGGTCCTTTTTGATTAACTATAAGTGAATCACCACATTTAAACATTGTTGCTGTGTGCCATAAAATTTGGTCTTTTAAAACATTATTATATCGGTAATTTGGTTCTGACCACCAACTTGTATTATCATTGAAATCTTTTAATAATGGTGGCGGTTGAGAGATCCAATTGAACCCTCTTTTATATAAATCACAAAATATTTCATAGTAAGACATTCCATCAAAAAATCTATCAGGCATACTAGTATATGTTTGATAGATTGATTTCCCATAAACAAAATATTGATCACGAGGAACAATTGGAAAAGTTGGGTTTTTTATTTTAAAATCGTGTAATTGAATAGATTGCAACGACAAAGGTTTTGGTCGCCACACAGTTACACCAAGTTTTTGTAGTGTTTTTGCTAAAAAATCTAAATCTTCTTTTGTTTCTTTTAATATTTTATCAAAAAGAATTTTTGATTCGGGATGTATATTTAAATTGCTAGTAGTTTCACAATTACCTACAATTACCTCTTTTAGAGGATCCCAATTAGTCCAAATTTGCATAATCATCACCTAATATATCTTTTAGATATTTTTCATCCCAAAAAGAATAGTAGTTTGTTTTGTTTAGTGATTTTCTTGCTTCTCTTAATTTATTTTTTGGTTGACAAAGAATAAGGTTATTTTTGCCGTTGTTTGTTTGAACACCATTAATAAAAGTGTTATTATCTTTATGATCGGGTAAAAAAATAAATTCAGGATATTTTAAATTTAATTCATTACATTTCTCATGTAGATCGGTTTGTAAAATTTCTCCAAGCAAAAAAATAACCACCTCAAAATCTCTTTGAGGTGGTATTATATCTTTTTCTACTTTAATTACTTCAAAACGGTTTGCTAACTTAGCAAAAGGACATATTGCATGATTACCTATTTTTTCTTGTGGTTTTGATATTACATTTATCCATTCGGACACTTCTGAATTCATTTTTAGTTACACCATGATTGCTTTGCATCGCCAAAATATTCACGAGCAAATCCATTTTGAATTAAACCTGTGCGTAGTGATTGACCATCTAAAATGATATCACCCAAGACACGGCCACCAAATTTGTCCCAGCCATATAGCGTAACTTGACGCTTGGTAGATTTGGTAATGGCGGCTTTTGTGAATTCGCTAGCGGCTTTACCACGGGCATCTTCGGCAGGACATTGAGCTCTGTGTCCTTTTTCTGGAGTATCAACGCCGAATATTCGCACGGCAAGTTCGGGTTTAAGTGGTGCAGGTAGAAAGGGAGCCGCTATGACCACAGTATCGCCATCGCTTACACGGACAATCTGAGCGTCATAGGTTACCCCCTGTGGTGTTTTTTGTGCATACGCAGGCACAATGTTTGCAATTAATAGTGCAATTAAAGTAAAATATTTCATTCTGTTCCTCTTATCTTTGCAAGTTTTAGTTTGATTAAAATAGTTAACCACATCCAACCAATATCAAATTCTAACCATTTTCTACTTAGTTTTGGATTGCCAGGTTCACCATGATGATTGTTGTGCAATTCTTCACCGCCAATTATAGTACCCCATGGAATTATGTTTGTTGATTTGTCTTTGGTGTCATAATTTCTGTAACCATAATAATGGCCAATTCCATTAATAACTCCTGCTGCCCAAAAAGGAATCCATACCATTTGGACTCCCCAAACCCATAAACCCCACCAACCAAATAGTAAGAGATTAATTAGTAGTAAAGTAGAAACACCAGCAAAAGCATATTTCGAATAGATATTGTTTTCAACCCAATCATCTGGTGTACCAACACCATATCTTTGAATCATGTCTCTATCTTTTGATGCTAATATGTAATAATAAACTCCACTAAACAATACAGACCATATGCCTTCGAGATGTGGAGAATGTGGGTCGCCTTCAACATCAGTTTTTTGATGGTGTTTACGATGAATCGCAACCCAATCTTTTGTTACCATACCGGTTGTTAACCACAACCAAAATCTTATGAAGTGTTCTGTGGGTTTTGTAAATTCAATACCTCTGTGTGCTTGACCTCTATGTAAAAATAGTGTTACACAAATAATTGTAATATGTGTGCATACAAGTAAATAAATTATTTCTAACATTTAATCTTTCTAAAAACCAACTGATGAACCACAACCACATGATGATTTTACTTTAGGGTTACTAATTACAAATCGTGATTCAAAAGGTTGTTCTTTAAAATCAAGTGTTGCTTCATTCAAATACTCCATTGACATATAATCTACAATCAATTTAACATCTGAGGCCTCAAATACAAAATCACCCTCATCTACCGTGTTCTCAAAAGTAAACACATATTCAAACCCATTACAACCACCGCCACGAACCGCAATTCTAAGGCCTTTAAGTGTTGGTTCGTTTTCTTCAATGATTAAATCACGAATTCTTTCGGCGGCTTTGGTTGTTAAATTCATTAAGCTGCTCTACCCCATACATCATCCCAATTTCCTGATAAGGCACCCTTGGCATAATCGGTAACTCGGTTCTCAAAGAAGTTTCCATGCACAGGTGAGTTGACCATTTCTTCAACCCATGGCAATGGATTCTTTTTAACTTTAAATATACCTTTAAGACCTAATGAAATCAATCTACGGTCTGCAATGTAGCGAATGTATTTTTTCACATCTTCACTACTTAGGCGTTGCATTTCACCCATCTGAAAGGCCAAATCAATGAACTTATCTTCTAATTCAACCATGCGTGTAGCAACTGTATATAATTCACCTTTTAGCTCATCGTTCCAAATCTCTTTGTTTTCTTCAATATATGTTCTAAACAATTTAATCATGGATTCAGTATGCATGGTTTCATCAACGATTGACCAAGTAACAATTTGACCCATGCCTTTCATTGTGCCATTGCGTGGAAAGTTCAACAACATAATGAATGAGCTGAACAACTGCATACCTTCTGTAAACGCTGAGAATACTGCAATATGTTTTGCTGTATTTTGTTTTGTAGAGTTTTGGCCTGCAATGTCTAACACATAATCGTGTTTCTGTTTCATCGCATCATACTCTAAGAATTGATTATACATGGTGTCAGGTAGACCCAATGTTTCAATGAGGTGTGAATAGGCCGCAATGTGTAATGCTTCACGAGCCGCAAAGCCCAACAACATCATGCGAACTTCTGGTTGTGGAAAATATGGTAGATAATTCTTTACATAGCCACCTGCCACATCCACATCACCTTGTGTGAAGAAACGGAAAATGTGTGTAAGAAATTGTTTCTCACTTGGTGTCAATCTATTTTTCCAATCTTTCACATCTTCTAACATTGGAACTTCGGTGTGCAACCAATGAATTTGTTCGTGCTTTAACCATGCCTGATATGCCCATGGATAATGAAAAGGTTTAAAGCTCTGTCTTTCATCCATTAAATTATGTTTATTTTTAATCATTGATACGCCTTTTTTAAATATTGTTGTTCTATTTTAAATTTTGTTACTAAAATTCTTTTCAATGTGCTATACATTATTTTTTTCCAAAACGGAAGATGTGTTTCATTAATAATTTTTCGATACGAAATTGATTCATCAATTAATTGTTTTATATTTCCATTGTATCGAAAATTTTTTGTAATATTTTTTGTATCATAAGCATCCATAATTATATGATATCGATCTTCATCAGAATCATTACGAATTTGGTGCATACAATTCACCCACAACATATAAACAGAACCATCAGCTGGCATATGAAATTCGCCATGTTCAGTCCAATGTATACATTTTTCATTAGTAATAATTGGTATATGAATTCTGGCTAAATATTCATCTGAAGGTGCATCACGATGAATGATGCTTTTCGAATGTGGCTTTAGCATTGTTAATCTCATTCTTCGTGGATAAAATCCCATATGAGTTAAAAAATCTAAAACATTTGCTATGGGTCCAACACAAGCTTGTGTTTTATTTACATGTTCAAATGGATGTGAATACTCTAAAAATTTAGCCATTTGATAATTAAATGTTCCATTTTTATTGTAACATTTTTCTATACCCCATTGAAAACCATCTCTATAATCACCACTTCTACTTTGCAAATTCCAACCGCCAAAATTATTAAAACCAAATTCTGAACCTTGAAATACAATTGGTCCAACTTTTTTAACATGATTCTCTAATGTATTAATTAAAGATTGAACATCTACTTTAAGCGGCAATTTTTCTACTATTGTCATTCATTTCTTCTAAAAATTTTTTTGCTGTGGCTAACGATGATGATACCACTTGATGCATATCCAAATAGGTGTAAAGGCCACAACGCCCAATAAATGTCATCTTATCATTTTTTATATCTTTATATTTTTTGTATAGTTTTCTATTTTTTTCTGTGATTACAGGATAATATTTTTCACCGCCAATATCTTCTGGATCACATGGAGTTTCAAATGTTAATGTAGTAATTTTTTCGTTTGTTCCATGATTGGGTATGTTTTTCCATTCAGTAACTCTTGTGCAAGGCCCATATGTAAAATTTACATTCGTTGTTGGTATAACCTTTGGTAATTCTACATCAAGTGTATCAAATTTTATTGACCTATATGGTAATTTACCATAACAATAATCATAGTATTCATCTATAGCCATTGAATTAAATATGTGATCATACTTTTCTTCCATTGTTTTATCAAATTTTTGATTATATTTAATTCTGATATTATTTAAGCATAACATATTTTCGAACAAATTTACATAACCAAATTTTGGAACAAATTGATATTTTTCATCCGAATAATATCGGTCATCATCGGTGTCTTTTGTTTTAACACGATTAAAAACAGACTTATCCAACTCATCATAATATTTTCCCCACATTTTTTTAGAATATGGTTCAAAGAATGTATCGAATACTTTTTCTTTTGGTATTTTTTTAAGTGTTGTTGTATTTACAGGAAAAGGAACATATGTACCATCTTTCAGTAAAGCTAAAACTTTCTGTTCATGTTTTGTCCATACTGTGAAACGGCTTAGCCATTCAAAAACATCTTTATTGTTTGTATGAAAATAATGCGGGCCATATTTATGGATTCTTATACCATGTTCATTTGTATAATCATAAGCATTACCACCAATATGTGGTCTCTGATCAATAATATCAACAGTATATCCTGCTTCAGCTATTACTCTTGCAATCGTACAACCAGCAAAACCTGCACCAACCACTAAAAATTTCATAATTTATTTTGCTCCCATAAATTTTCCAAATCATCACAATAAAATGGAATATCTTCTTTTTTACTAATATGTAAAGCTAAAGTTTTCATTGGCATCAACATTAAAAAATCTTTTTCTTCCCAAACATTCGATAAAGATAATCCTTCCCACATTCCCTCTATTTCTCCAATTAACAAAAGTTTATTGAAATCATTTTTATATTTTGTTATAATTTTTTTCTGTACCATAAAAGATTCGTGTGTAAACCAAGTGGTTCGATAATAACGATCTGGTCCTATAAGTGTGATACAAGGCCTGACATAAACATTATTGTGATGATTTTTTTCGTGGTAATGTAACTCAAAAAAATCTTGTGGAAATATTCCAATATTAAGTTGATTAAATAAATTCTGAAAATGTTCCCAAGTGGATACCATCACATTTATTGAATTTAAATAATGTAAATAATCATCCTCTACAATATAAACCAATTCATCTTCAGGTAATGTGTCGATATAATCGTATGCAACTTTTACTGAATATCTAGATTTTTGCTTATTATTTAAATGCTTATGGTCTCTCTCAGGTAAAAAATTAAATGTGGCTTTGTTAGCTATTTTTTGTATTATATCTTTAGTTTCATTAGTAGAATTATCATCTATGATGTGTAAAGAGTAATTGCCATGGTTATCCAGAGATTTTACCAATGAATTTAAACATCGTTCTATGACCTCTTTTTTTGGATATATTCTATTATCAGCCAAAGATACTTTATCACAAGTTCTTAGGACAACATTAACCTTCACAGGCAAGACAAACCTCTTCTGTTGCTAATGCTTTTAAATCAATCTCTTCAATTACCTGTCGTTCAATCTTTTTACTTACTTTATCAGCCTTTGCTAACTTTTCACTACGACAATAATATAAAGTTTTTAATCCTTGTTTCCATGCTTGAAAGTGTACAGCATGTAGATATTTTATGTTAACATCTGGTCTAAAAAAGAGATTGACAGATTGTGCTTGGTCAATGTAACTTTGTCGGTTAGCTGCATGGTCTACCAACCATCTTTGGTCAATTTCCATTGAGGTTTTATATACACTTTTTGTCCAGTCATCGAGAAAATCAAGGTGTTGAACACTTCCGTCATTTGCGATGATTGATGACCAAATTTCATTGTAGTCAAGTTTACTGTCATCTTCACATAACTTCTTTATGATTTTATCAAGATACTTATTTTTGTTTAAGTGAGAACCTGAAAGTGTGTCTTGGCGATAAGCGTTAGCACGAAAAGGTTCTACACTAGGTGAAGTGTTGCCCATAAGAATAGAACTAGAAGCGTTGGGAGCAACAGCCATGACATGGCTAAACCTGCGACCTGTACCGATGCAATCAGGAGCTTCACCTCGTTCTGTACCCAATTTAAAATTTGCTTCATCAAGACCCTCTCTGATATGTTTAAACATTCGGTTATTAGCACTTGTGGCAAGAGCAGATTCCCAAGCCAAATTGTTAAGTTGTAAATAAGCATGGAACCCAAGAGCACCGATACCAATAGAACGCTCTCGCTGGGCACTAAACTTTGCACGACTAACAACATTAGGAGCATTATCAATGAAATACTGAAGGACATTATCAAGCATCTCGGCAGTATCACGCAAAAATAGTTTGTCATTTTTCCATTCATCAAAATACTCCAAATTAAGTGATGATAAACAACAAAC